CTAGCGGCACCTGCACCTGTGGCACGTACAGCAACTCCTGCTCCTGTAGCAGAAGCAGCACCTTGGGAAGAAGACGCTGCCGAAGCAGCCGCTGCACCAATCGTAGCACCCAAGGCAACACAAAATGCACAAGACATTTTGGCCATGATTCGCAGTCGTCAACAAAAGTAAAAAATACAAGCCCGTGACACGGGCTTGTTATTATTATGAAATTTTCACTTGTATTTGATAATTCAGGAGATGTCCTACCTTTTGATGTAGTACACAATCATGAACTGTTTGCATTTTTTGTTGAAAAAGCCAATGCTGCAGAACAAAATTCTTTTTTTAATGATCGAGTTTTGTTCAAGCAGCTGGATCAAAAGTTAACTCATTTGCATTGGGCATTGTCGAAAACCAACGAAGTGCTGTATGATTTAATTAAAAAATCTTTCAACCAGCAAGAACATTTGGTCAAATATCTTGACCAGGATTTTTTAAACATGACTCATTGCGAGTGGGTACATTCGCAAAAGTCTACAGTTGACATTGACACATTAAGATATAGTGCAGACAATAATCAAGCAAAACTTGGGAATACATTACACGATGTGTATCCAGATGAAATTCGTGTAATAAAAATTGCAGAGGCTCTAGAAAAGTTAGGATACATATATCCTTACGAAGAAGTTAATTTGGCTGTACACAGGCTTGAATCTAGTTTTACCAAAGTAAATTTAGAATTTAAAGCAGATCAAAAATGGAATGTATTTGATAATCCTTTTGTAGATACACTGTCATCAAACAACGACGTTGTGAATTTTTCTTTTGGTTATACCTATGTTGGTCGACAATACTATGACAAGTTTATTAATTTTGATACAAATTTAAAATGCGACGATCATTACAATTACGAACAACTTGAATTTGCATTTCAATTGAATCTAGCAAAACCGCAGACGATTCCCTACAGCAAAGAATACCTGACCTGGGCCGAACAAAACAACACCAGACCGATAACTACTCAATTACCGATTGCAAATTTAGAAAATATCGATAACAAGTTGTTTGACTATCGAAAGATACTTTACAGAAATTCTCGAGACAACAATCGAGCAAGAATATTTTTACACTAAGGACAAACATGGGAAAACCATTTGATATTTCAAAGTTCCGTAAGGAAATTACCAAAAGCATTGATGGCCTTTCGATAGGCTTCAATGATCCCACAGACTGGATCAGTACAGGCAACTATGCCTTGAACTATTTGATCTCTGGTGACTTCAATCGCGGTATTCCGCTGGGCAAAGTCACTGTGTTTGCTGGCGATTCAGGTGCAGGCAAAAGCTACATCTGTAGCGGCAACATTGTGAAGCATGCACAAGAGCAAGGCATCTTTGTTGTATTAGTTGACAGCGAAAACGCACTAGACGAAGACTGGCTCAAGGCTCTGGGAGTTGACACTAGCGAAAGCAAATTGCTCAAACTCAGCATGGCCATGATCGACGATGTGGCCAAAACAATCTCCACATTCATGATTGACTACAAGGCCTTGCCCGATGGCGAACGTCCCAAGGTATTGTTTGTGATTGACAGCTTGGGAATGTTGTTGACGCCCACAGACGTGAATCAGTTTGAAGCAGGCGAAATGAAAGGTGACTTGGGTCGTAAACCCAAAGCACTCACAGCCCTGGTTCGTAACTGTGTCAACATGTTTGGTAGCTACAACGTAGGTCTAGTATGTACCAATCACACATACGCAAGTCAGGACATGTTTGATCCTGATGACAAGATCTCCGGTGGTCAGGGCTTTATCTATGCTAGCTCTATTGTAGTAGCTATGAAGAAAATGAAGCTCAAAGAAGACGAAGACGGCAACAAGGTGTCTGAAGTCAACGGTATTCGTGCAGGCTGCAAGGTCATGAAAACACGTTACGCCAAGCCCTTTGAAGGTGTGCAGGTCAAAATTCCTTACACTACAGGCATGAGCCCTTATTCGGGACTTACAGATTTGATTGAGAAAAAAGGTATGCTCAAGAAGGAAGGCAACAGTCTTGTGTTTACCACAAGTGCAGGAGAGATCATCAAGAAGTTCCGCAAAGGTTGGGAACGCAACGACGACGGTTGCTTGGACACTGTAATGGGTGACTTTGGCAACATTCGAGAAACTGCCACAACTGAGGCCGAAAGTGAGGATGCAGAATGAGCTCTACAGTAGCAAGCGAAATCTGGAACGAACTCAAGCGTTATGTCAACACAGTGGATCGGCAAGAAGCTGCTGAAACACTAGTAGCTGTGCTGATTGATCACGACGAAGATGTAGAAGACATCCGTGATGCATTCAAGCATGACAGCGATGTCAAGCGAGCACTCACAGCATATCTTGACAATGACAAAAACTACGAAGAAGATGAAGATATCGACGAAGACATCGACGATGACGACAACGAATCTGAATGGGAAGACTAAATGTGGTATGCCCGTGTAGTAGCGGACTTGTCCGCCATTCCTGACTTTGTGCAGCACTACGAGCGAGAGCTTGATGATGCCAAGCGTGATTGCAGGATTGGCGGAATTGTAGAAAAAAATATCACAGCTCTGCCAGGCATTACAGAACACAGATTTAACCAGCTGCAAGAAATTGAAGCTGTGTTGAATTACCTCAATATTCAGCTACGCAAAATTCGACGCAAACATTTTCAAAAGTATCTAGAAGGATATGCACGAGCATTGACCAGTCGAGATGCTGAAAAGTATGTGGACGGTGAGGACGAAGTGATTGATTACGAAACCATCATCAACGAAGTTGCATACTTGCGCAATCGTTGGTTGGGTATCATGAAGGGTCTAGATTCCAAGCAATGGATGGCTGGACATGTAGTACGACTCCGTGCAGCCGGCATGGAAGACATACAAGTCTAAAAAATACGCAGGCACAGGTTCAACTGATACATATTGTATTGGAGAATCATATGAAACCCACAGCATTTGTTACAGGCATGACAGGGCAAGACGGCCCATACCTAGCTAAATTATTAATTGAAAAAGGCTACTATGTGTATGGCCTTGTTAAACGTTATTCAAATCCCAATCTTGACAACATCAAATGGTTAGGGATTGAAAATGACATTGAACTTATCACAGGTGACATCACTGATGAGAACAACATGAATCACATCATGCAAAGCGTCAAACCACAAGAAGTCTATAATCTTGCGGCTCAAAGTTTTGTTGGCATTAGTTGGGAGTTGAACAAACTCACGACAGAAGTAAACTGCATGGGTCCGTTGAATTTACTCAATTCGATTCGTCAGCACAATCCCAATGCAAAATTTTATCAAGCATCCACATCAGAGATGTTTGGCAATGCCACGGAACCTGGCCTGCAAGGTGAAACCACACCATTCCGTCCACGATCACCATATGGCGTGAGCAAGTTGTATTCACATTGGATGACTATTAACTTTCGTGAAAGTTATAGTTTGTATGCTTGCTCGGGTATCTTGTTCAATCATGAATCGCCCTTGCGTGGTCGTGAATTTGTCACTCGCAAGATTACAGATGCAGTGGCACGTATTAAATTGGGCCTAGCAAATGATGTTACCTTGGGCAATCTAGACAGTGCTCGTGACTGGGGATTTGCCGGTGACTTTGTGGAAGCTATGTGGTTGATGTTACAGCAAGAAAAAGCCAGCGACTATGTGATTGCTACTGGACAACAACACACTATTGGTGACTTGTGTCGTGTGGCATTTGAACATGCAGGAATTCACGAATGGAAACACCTAGTAAAAAGTGATCCGCGATTTAAACGTCCAGCAGAACTTTACAGTTTGCGTGGAGATAGTGCTCGTGCTAGAGAACAGTTGGGGTGGAAACCACGTACTGACTTTGAAACCATGATACGTGACATGGTTGATGCTGATATCAAAAGACTAAGCGTCTAAACGGCAATCCTGATCTAATTTCCTCCACAGTCCACTCGGTGTGCGCCAGTTGTTCTAGCCATACACTGCGATCAGGATGTGGAGGATTTTCTATTTGTGATAAG